TGCACATTCATGGATGGCCGAGTGTAAGCTCCATTTTGATACAGCAGTTCTGCATACGAGGGTCTTGCAAGCGAACTTGCAACCAACCCTTCTCCAGCAACTTGGTTTGCCATTCGCTGCCCAGCCTCTACACCCGGTTGCGCCATTGGTGGAATGTCAGGGCCTCCGCCAATACCAAGCAAGCCAGCAATTTGACCACCGACTTCTCCGGTACTGCCACTGGGAATTCCTGCTGCGCCAGCGACTCCTTGGCCAAGCGAAGAGGCCATATTAACAGCTTCTGTCACAGCCGTAGGCTTCATTCCTGCGGCATCTGCAGCAGCACCACCAACCATATCGCCAACAGCAGAGCCAGCCATAGCACCAATGGGGCCACCGACAGCCCCTCCAGCAAGAGTAAAAGCCGTCTTTATCATTGGAGACAACCAATCATCCGTAGCCTCTACTTTGCCAGTAGCCTGAGGAGCCTTGGACTTTCGCTTAATTGTCGCTTGTCTTACTGCAGTTGCCATGCCACTCCTTACAGCCAGAGATTAAGTTGTTCCTCGTTCTCTTTCTTGTCGATATTTTCTTCCACCTTAGGAGGAGATTTACTCCAACCTGACATTTTTTTCACTTGTTTTTTCTTGACGGTATCATCCATCCCAACCTGATTGTGGACAAATAACGCAATCATAGCAGCAAAAAGAACGTCATCATGGCACCCATGAAGATGGTCTGCTCGGTTCTTCTTCTCGTCAAGAACGAAAGTTAAACACTCATCCAGAATCGCCTTCAGTGGAATGTCCACAGACTCATTCTCTATCGCAACGTCAAATCTGTCGATAATCATATCGCGAGTTCTGTTGTCTGTATGAAAACCTGGGTGGTCTGTATACTGCTGTTGCAGGGTATTGTATCGCTGTGTGTAATACAGTTTGGGGTACCCTGAGTCGACAATGCACTGCGTTGTGAGCATTCCAGGCCCATTGTATTCTGGGGCAAGCCATGCGTTATTGTAGTACCACGCCGCATAAATCATGTTCTTTGCAAGCTTATCTGGCTTCATCCAAGGGTCTTTGCCATACGCAACGAATCTCCTCTCTGTTCTGTTAAACACCACAAAAGAAGATGAGTCTTGGCCAATCCCATGACTTGCATCGGCTCCGATAACGTACTGGTGGTCAGGGTTTGGCTTCTCTACAATGTTAATCCAGCCCTTTCTGTCGGGTTCCCACTTTAATCCTTCTGGCGGCCTCCACGACTCACGTTGCCAATCATGATCAACTTCTTGAGTGACCAAATTGCCAGCTTCAACATCTCTAGCTCTATCGATAAAAACACGAACTTTTTCGTTGTTAAAACGAGGGCGGCCTGATGCGATAAACGCCTCTTCCGGCGTAGATGGATACTCAACATGAAAGACCTCTACCTTGTTACCGCATCGAGCGCGTATGCACCAACGACGCCATTTAAGGCAGTCCCAATCCACATTGAGATTACGAACAAGACGCTCTTCCTCATCATCGATACCAAGCATAGACGCGACACGAGCGGCCTTTGAGTCTTGGCCAGTAAGAATGAGACCTCGATAATCTTCAAAGCGTTTGAACTCATCTGAAGTGGGGAGCCACTCATCGCGATTGCGGCCAACATAAGTAGAGCGATACTGAGGGTGCTCAAACCAAGGAATGAAAACCGGAGTGTAGTCAACCTCCCCATGAACCGCTTGCCACCACGTCTCATAAAAGAAGCCCCCTTGCCCGTTTGCTGTTGATTCGATCACCACCAATGTATCGGGTTCATCGGGAACAGCTTGAGCAAAACCTCGAAAAGTTTCTTCCCCTCTTGGCCAGAAAGCCACCTCAGATCCATGCAGCATATCAATCCGGTCACCACGACCAACCCCTGCAGCACCTTGAGACCCTGAAACCCTCTTACCCCCACTGGATGCAGCGCGAACTGTAATGGAAGAACCAAGACCCGGATGGATGCCTCTCGTCGATGGGTCTGGGTTCTCAAAGAGAATCTCCTTTCTGTTAGAGAATCTCTTCATAGGACGAACCATGTCATCGAGACCCTCGTAGAAGGTCTTGTGCATCTTGAACAATGTGTCCGTTGTATCTACGTCATGAGCTACGATGTAGCCCCTTTTGTTTTCGTAGAATGTGCAAGCATGAAAGATGTTTGCAGCAATCAGGGTACTAATCCTGTGTCTCCGGCTCTTGAGAACAATCAATCTCGATGGTCGTCCCTCCTGCCTGTCGGAATCGATTATGTCCTGTATTTTCGCTTGTGTCGGGAAAAGACGTCCGAAGGGGACCAACTGGGATTGTTCGTTCACCACCTTCAGGTGCGCTCCCATCCAGTACCGTCGATCTACCAGGCATCGAGCTAGGTGACTCTCCATCTCTCGTCTGAAATTTTCTTCCTGCTGCCTTGACCCCTTTCTCTGCTGCATCTCGAATCCTCATCAAGACACTTTCAACGTGTCTTTCGTCTGTGTTTGCGCGAACTAGGTCTCTGTCCAACCCGAGTGTTTTTGCGGTGTTAAGAATTGCATTTGACCTGGCCCGTATCTGTTTTTCACAGATTCTAGGGTCAATCGCCATCCTGAGATTCACCATAGCCAACATTCTACGAACAGGGTCATTACCAGCATCGCTGTACCCAAGAGCCATTTCAAACTTCTCTAGCTCTTCAGCAATCCACAGATCCACTTCCCTGTCCGTAGAGTTTCTCAACTCCTCCGGCAGGAGTGCGCCCACGCCCGTCTCTAGGACGGCGTTCTGGCTCGGCGGCAACCTTTGTTCTGAGTTCAAAGACTGCTCCTCTAAGACCCTCTGTGAGGTCTCCCCCATCGACGGCTTTGATCGCTTCCGTGAAGACATTTATATACTCCTGTCCGTCAAAGTCGTAATCCAATGCCCTTTTAGAATAACACAAAGGACATTCATTACAGTTACACCATTTTTTGTTGAGTCTTTTTCGGTGGTTGTAGACCATAGTGACCATTTGTTCGAGACACCAGCGATACATTAGCATTTGTCTCTCTTGGTCCATCTCGGTCTCCTTAGAAAGGAATTTCGTCTTCGGTGACGGCTGGCTTTGGTTTTGCTGGAGCAGGAACTGCTGGCCCTGGGACAGAGGTTTCAAACGCAATGCCCTTTTCTCCGGCAATCCACTCGGAGATTTTGATCATCCCGCTTTGCCCCTCTCCATTTACTTCAGAGTCTGGAGCAATCTGGGACTTTGGGATCCACATGTTCTCTTCGTTTATAATTACTGCCAATGCCTTCTCTGTCTCTTTATCGACATACTGACATTCAACTTCAACCCATTTTTTTTCAAAAGCCATTTTAGACCTCCCATCTAAAGTTATCTCTGAAGTCACCACCATTGATGGTAAACACGTTTTCTCTAGCCATCCCCTTGAGACGCGACCAAACCCTCGCGCCCCTTCCCGCTTCAATATCCTGACCAGACAGATTTGTCGTAATCAGAATAGGTCTTGCACCATCGTATCGTTGCATAATGACATCCTCTAGGAAGTCCAATGCACCGTCCGATGTCCTTCTTGACGACCCATAGTCATCAATCATTAACATATCTGCGCCTCGCGCTGCTCCGATAACAGAACATCCCCATGCAGCGTCTGCGCCGTTCTTATCCTGCGAGGCTCTCCACGCATTCAGCAATGTAGACTCCTGCAGGTACACACATCGCTTCTTGTGCTTCTTGATGATGGCCTTCAGCGTATGCTGCGCCAGAAACGTCTTTCCCGTCCCGGTTGGCCCCATCAAAATTGCACTCGCCCTGTTGTCCTTGTTGGTGATCATTTCCCTCAACGCTCTCATCGCAGACTCGTTGTGCTTGTTCTTCTCCGGTCGGATACTCAACTTGCTCACAATCGCCCGTGATGTGTCCTTTGCCACAGTGCTATCTGGGCTTAAATATCCGAAGCACTTGTGCAACATCTTTGGGACGTCACACTTTTCACAGAGAATGCACCAAACATAATCAAAACAATCCTTATCCGAAAGGGTCCTCTTCTTCACCAAGTACTCTACCCCATCGCATTGCACCCCATCCGGATTGGTCGTTTGGCACGGCCTCTCCTCTGTTATTTTCAGATGAGGGAAGTCTGGGTGTATCTTCTCTTCTAAAACTAACGGTGGCATTGGCGTTCCCGCTTCCAAACGCTTGAGAACCTCTTCGATTGTTATCACGTCGACCTCCCTTGTCGAATATCTCCATTCCTGCTTCAACCTGTTCATCGCTTCGCAACAGTGTTGCCAGTTCGTGCCTCACTAACTCCTCGTGTCTCCAGGGGTCCAAGGCGAATCCTGAAATTGCCTTGATGACCGATTCCTTGCCCATCGACTTGAGTCTTGCCACGATTTTAAGATCTCGTTTGCTTCCAGATCGAAAACGAACGTGATCTTTACGAAAGGCAGTCGCCCAGTGCAGGAAGACTTCTTTCCTTTCCTCCACTGGCGGTGCGTTGTTTTTACTTTGAACCTGTTTGCCATCGCCAAGAAAAGCCCTCAAATGCTTTGCTATCTCAGGGTAATCCTTAGATAAACGATTAAATTCTTCTTCTAATGCTGTTGTCATTTGCCAGTCCTCAACTTTCGTGAGAAAGTCATGTCGTCGTTTGTGACCTTCCGGGCAGGGTAGGTGTTTAACGCTATTCCTCCTACCCTGCCCATTTTACTACTCCGCAGGAGCAATTACTTCTCCGGTATCCGCATCAAAGGCATCAATAAAGTCGCCTTCTTCGCTGAGAGTCCCACCATCCGCATTGAATGAAGCAAATGCTGCCTGTACCCTGTCGCCATGCGTCAATGGGTCAACCGGCAATCGCTTAAACAATCTCTTCATCGGAGCCTTCGCAAACATCTCATCTGCCCATTGGTTGTATGGGTTGCTTGCATCGCCCTCGCGGTAATTCTTGCTGCTGTTACGAATGTTCATCAGGTCATCGTAACTGCAGACGTACATATGTTGCGTACCGTCCTTCATAACTGCAAGAGCATAACTGCAACGAACCTCTCCGCGATTGCGCTCTGCTTTTGCGAATTCAATCTTTACTTCAGAACCCTGCTTGTACTCAAAGTGGTCGTTTGAACGCACAGTTTCGTACTCAATCCGATTGAACAACCCGGTGCGGTACAGAATCTTCGCAATCCCTGGTGCGCCGAGGATGAACTGAGCAGTCTTTCCGTATGGCACAAGGTAGCAGTCTCTGTTCGAGAAGGAGAGTCCATGCCGAACAGCCTCCATCACGCCAGACATCATCGACATTGGGCTGCAGTCAGCGAGTCGCTGGTTCTGCTTACAGAGCATAGATGCTTCAATGGCAATCTTTGTCAGAAACTTGTTTTCATCTCTGACCCCATCGGGCATCAAAGTAACAAGCTTATCCTTTCGCTCGTGAATCATCATTTCCATCTTACTCGCCATTATGCACCTTCCTTTTCAGTAATCTTCATACCACCACGGTATGATTTGCCTTCTGTGTAATACGAACTCAAGTCCATGTCGGGGTTTGCAGCCTGAAATGCCTTCAGGTCAAACTTCTTCCTGCCACTCACCCACGGCCATGAAACAAAGAAGTTGTTGTTCTCTGCCCTTTCAGCACCGCCAATACTTTGAGCCAGATTGAACTTTGCTTCATCCAACTCAGCCTGGAGTACTGCTATCTCTCCCTTCAGTCTGTTCATCTTGTAGATGTACTTCTCTGAATCGTTTGGCAACTCTGATGCCTCTTTCTTGGTCACTTCACCGAGCACCTTAGTCGCATCGCCAAAATCTTCTTCCTCAAACATAAATGCTTCTGGTTCATTTCTTTGCACTGCTTCCAGAAACTCAAGTGCTGCAGCCTTAGCCTGTCGGTACCACGATTCATCGAACATGATAAACCGCACTGCCAGTTCACGATTTTCGAGCAGCGCAATGAGGTAACCATGATTAAAGAGGGGTTCACCCGCTTTCTTCTCCACTGCCCAGATGTCATTGAGGATCCCCATGTACCACTGGAGTTGAGCCTCGTAATACTTCGGATGCTGCCCATCAGCCCACTCCTTTGCTGTGTACTTGCCGACATTCTTAATTTCTACCACCGCAGGACCATATCGGTCATTGATGATGACATCCGGTGATGCAGCAAGCTTTTCATGAAGAGGATGCTCCAGCGTACCGAACTCCCCAAACTCTTTGAAGTCAGGTCTGTTTTCTGCAGCAAAGCCCCAAATAAGGCTTTCCATATGCGACCCAACCCTCACAACCAGGTTTTCAGGAGGAAGCGATGGTGGCACATTGCCGCACATCTCTACAGCCAGACGGAACTTGCTACCGCCGTACTTGTTGACTCCCATGATAATGGCAATCTTGCTGCCTGTTATTCTGGAATGACGGTAATCTGCCCGGTCCTCCATTGGAGTATCGACATCAAACCGTTCATACTTTCTGAATACTTCTTTGTCGTTGTCGTTTAACATCACTTTCCTTTGCTCCATTTGATTGCGTTTAGATCTCTTTAGTACCTTGTGGTGTCCTTTTGTTTGAACTGAGAACGCCTTCTAGCTGCCCGGCAAAATCTGGGTCATAAGCCTTAAAATATGTAACCATCGACAAGCAAAGAGCTTTTGTCTCATTGCTTGTTAGATACGCCTGATTCCATTTCAAATTGCTGCGATCCCAATTTCCGAA